GTAGAAGGTTCATCTGCACAACCATATGATTTAGACCTTGTTGCTGTTGCAGGTCTTACTAGTACTGGTTTAATATCTAGAACTAGTACTGGTACTATGGCAACCAGAGCAATTGCTGGTACTGCCACAAGAATTGCTATTACAGATGGTAGTGGTCTTTCTGGAAACCCAACAATTGATCTTATAACAACTGCTGTTACTGGTGCTGCTTATAACACAGCATCTCTAACATCTATTGCTGGATCACAAACTGTTAATACTACAGCATATACAGTTGATGATTACGGTAGACTAACAGCATCAGTAGCACTTCCTATTGCAACTGCTGTAGAGGGAACAGATGCACTTGCATATGCTGCAGGTACTACATATGTTCGTGATGATAAAATTACTAATGCATCAAAACTTTATCAAGCAATAGCAGGTATTGCTGCTGGTGCTGGTGCTCCAACTCATTCAGATGCTACTGATGCTGGATCTTGGAGATATCTTGGTGCAGTTACAACTAAACAAAAAGGATTAGCGTCATTCGCACAGGAAGATTTTGACGTATCTGCAGCAGGTCATGTCACTATTTCTGCTAATGGGGTTGATAATACTCAACTACAAAATAGACGTATCGGTTTTGCTGATGGAAATACTGTAGAGAATTTTGAATTAGATCAGGAACTCACAGCAACATCTGGTTATAGAGGTTTTAATTATTTAAATTATATAAAGGTCAATGACACTTCAGGTAATCTTCTGTTTGGTGCTAATAACACTGGCGATAGTAGTGCTGGTGAGATCGATGTCAATGTAAGATCATACTTTAGTGATCCAGATATTACTTTGGATGGTGCTGTTGCACAAACTTTAGACAAGACTGGAGATGGTAATCTAACATTCCAGACTACACAGAACTCAACATCCGCTAGAACATTAAGTATTTTAGCAACTAATGCTGGCACTGGTGCTAGTGGTGTTGTAGTAACTGCAGAAAATACAGTTACTATCACTGCATCAGACGCTGCTGGTAAAGTTCAAATAGAAGACATATATCTTCAAGGAGATTATATCGCTTCCTCTGCTGCTACTATGATCTTGGATCCTGGTGATGACAGAGCGACTAGTGGTAAAGTTCAGATAATGGGGGATTTACAAGTTGATGGAACGACTACGACAGTTAATTCAACCGTTACTACGTTGGATGATCCTATTATCACTCTTGGCGGTGATACTGCTCCAGGTTCAGATGACGGTAAGGATAGAGGAGTTGAATTCAGATATTACGACACACAAGCAAGAGTTGGATTCTTTGGTTACGACGATTCGGCCGCTGATCTTGGAGGCCATTCAGGAGCGTTCTCATTCATCTACGATGCCACAAATACCGCAGAGGTATTCGCTGGAACAGATGCAGGGATCATCGCTGGTAACTTAAAATTAACAACTAATACTAACTCAACCTCAAATACTACTGGAGATTTAGTAGTAGCAGGTGGTGTTGGTATTGGAGATGATGTTAATATTGGTGGTACTTTAGATGTTGATACTAACTTCAGAACTCATGGTACATCTAGGTTTGATGATGAAGTAGTTATTCAAGGTGCATCTAAAGACTTCATAATGAAGAACGGAAGTGGTACTGCAAAATTTACAGCAGGATCTACAACTGGTAACCTTACTATGGCAGGTGTTCTTGCCGTCACAGGTAATGTAGATGTTAATAGTAATAAGTTTAATATAACAGCAGCATCTGGTAATACTGCTATTGCTGGTACTCTAACGGTATCAGATGAGACTATAGTTAAGGCAGACAATAAAACCTTTAAAGTTCAAACTGCTGCTGGAGTAGATAAGTTTGTTGTTGATACAGATAACGGTAATCTAGATTCTGCAGGTGGTGCAAATATTGCAGGACTTGTTTATCTTGAAAGTACAGATGAACCTGATATCTTATCTGGTGCTCCACATACAATTCAGAATGCCGACTACGGTGCATTACGAGTAGATGGTGGTGGATACTTTGATAAGAACGTTCTCTTTAATGGTGACATCTTCCTGAATGGTGACTTTAACCAGCAAGAAGACGCAACTGAGAACTACGGTTTAAGGAACTATCTATCCATCAGATACAAGATGCGAGCAGGTTCTGTTGCTGCATATACTCCAAGTTATTCAAACCATAACACTTCTAACTTAAGAGTTTTTGGTGGTGCTGGTATTAACACAACACTACACGTTGGTGGAACTGGTGCTAGTCAAGGTTTATTTGTAGGTAAAAAGAACTCTGGAGATACAGTTAAGTTTAGTGTTCTAGGTGCTTCAGGAGATATCACATCTGAAGGTACACTAACACAGAATGGTAATGCTGAGTTTAATGGAACTGTAGATGTCGATGGTAACTTTGCTGTTCGTAATAGTACAACAGATAAGTTTACTGTTGCTTCTTCTACTGGTAATGCAGTTGGTGAAGGAGATCTAAACATTAAAGGTGCAGTTGATTTTGATACTACACTTAATGTTGATGGTGCTACAACTATCCAAGATGATCTTATCGTCAAGTCTGACAATAAGACGTTCAAGGTTCAGAATGCATCTGCTGCAGATAAGTTTACTATTGATACTGATAATGGTAATACAGAGACACAAGGTACATTAACAGTACAAGGTCAAACAAACATCATTGACTCTCTTGTAATTAATGCAGCGAATGAAAATTTATATATTCAGAATGGTTCTGCTGTTACTAAATTCTCAGTTGATACTGATAACGGTAACACTAACATTATTGGTACTCTTACCGTTGGTGATGCTACACAGATTAATGACACCTTCGGTGTTTCTGGTGTAGTAACAGCAACAAATAACACAGAGCAAACACTTACTGGTTCATATGCTGCTGATGGTTCTGTAAGACTTTCTGGTGGTGTTGGATTAGCAAAGAACTTAGCAGTTGGTGGAGACGCAAGAGTATACGGTACTTTAGAAGTAACACAGACTGTAGATATTAATGACGCTGTTGATGTATCAGGTAATTTAGTTGTAAGTAATACACAAGAAGCAACATCTCTTGCAGATGCTTCTGTTGCTCTACAAGTTGCTGGTGGTGCAACAATTGATAAGAACACCTACATTGGTGGAAACCTTGTAGTCTATGATGCTGGTAATACTCGTGCTGCATTTACAGTAACTAACAGTTCAGGTGATGGTGAGTTCCACAATGACCTTACAATTGGAGGTAACTTAATAGTCAATGGATCAACAACTACTGTCAATAGCACGGTCACAACTCTCGATGACCCTATTATTACTTTGGGTGGTGACACAGCACCATCGTCTAATGATGCTAAGGATCGTGGTGTTGAATTCCGTTACTATGACGGCTCTGCTAAAATTGGGTTCTTCGGATTTGATAGATCCACACAAGAATTTGCATTCCTAACAAGTGCAACTAATACTTCAGAGGTTCTAGCAGGTACAGATGGTCCATTAAGAGTTGGATCTATTAATGTAACTGGTGCTGGTACTTCAGTTGATATTGATAATAATTTAAATGTAGATGGTACAGCAACAGTTGATGGTCAAATAATTTCTCAACTTGCTCAAGGTACTGCTCCATTTGTAATTGCATCTACAACTAAAGTTAACAACCTTAACGCAGATCTACTAGATGGCATGACAACTGCTACTGCTAATACAGTATCTACAGTTGTTAATCGTGATGGATCTGGAAACTTTGCTGCAGGAACAATTACTGCTGCCCTAACAGGTAATGCATCTACTTCTACTGAAGCAACAAATGTAACTGTTAGTGCTAACAATACTGCTAATGAAACTGTATATTTAACATTCGTTGATGGTGCCACTGGCACTCAAGGAGTTGAAACTGATACAGGACTTAATTACAATCCAAGTACAGGAGTTCTAACTACTACCCAAGTAACTGGTAATGTAGTTGGAGATGTAACTGGAGATCTTACAGGTACTGCTGATGTTGCAACTACAATTACTCTTGCTGACGAATCTACTGACACTTCATGTAACGTTCTATTCGCAACAGCAGCAACTGGCAATCTTGCAGCGAAGACTGGTACTAACCTCACGTTCAATTCCAACACTGGTATTTTAACTGCTACTGGATTTAGTGGTCCTATTACTGGTGAAGTTACAGGTAATGCTGCTACTGCTACAGTCCTCGCTACAGCGAGAAATATTGGTGGGGTATCATTCAATGGTTCTGCTGATATAACCCTTCCAGGCGTTAATTCAAGCGGTAATCAGGACACCTCTGGTAATGCTGCTACTGCTACTGCTCTTGCAACAGCAAGAAACATTGGTGGAGTATCATTCGATGGTACTGCTGCAATTAACCTTCCAGGCGTTAATACAGCAGGTAATCAGGACACCTCTGGAAATGCTGCAACTTCTACTCAGGCAGCAAACCTAACCAATCATAATACTGGTGGTCTATCAGAAGGAACTAACCTCTATTATACAGAAGCAAGAGTACAAGCAAAACTAGATAATGCTTATTCTCAGTTGAAGTCTATGCTCAATAACCTTGCAACTTCAACTACATTGACTATGAATTTATCTGGAGACCCAACACCAGGTGTCGTTGTTACTCTCGGATCAATTACTGCTAATGGTATTGGTGGATTTTCGAGTGCTTCAAACGTTGCTACATCAGGTGGAACAGGATCTTCATTAACAGTTGATACTACAGTTAACGCTGCTGGTGCTATAACTGGAATAGCATTGAATACTGCTGGTACAGACTATCTTGTATCTGATACTTTGACAATCACTAACCCAAATCTGGGTGGTGTTTCTGCTCTTAACGTTGGTACTTTAAGTGCTGGTACTGGATATGCTACAGGAACTACTATCGCAACAACTTCGTCTGGATCTGGTAGTGCATGTACAGTTGATATTACTGGTGTTAGTGGCACTGGTGCCATCACTGGTATATCAATCAATGCAAATGGTTCTGGTTATGCAATCGGTGAAACACTAACAATCGCCAATGCTAATGCCACTGGTGCTAAGACCCTCGGTTCTATCGCTACTGCTGGTACAGGTTATGCTGCTGGATCTGCTATTGCTACTTCTGCTTCTGGATCTGGATCTTCTGCAACTGTTGACATTACAGTTGATGGATCTGGTGCTGTAACAGGTGTCACAATTAACGATGATGGTACTGGATATGCAGCATCTGAAGTATTGACAATTACTAACGCTAATGCATCTGGTGTTAAAACACTCGGATCTATTAGTGTTGCTGGTACTGGATATACTACAGCATCTGGAGTTGCTACAACTTCATCTGGTTCAGGAACTGGATTGACAGTTGATGTAACAGTATCTTCAGGTGGTCTTGCAACTCTAACAATTAATAATGATGGTTCTGGATATGCTGCATCAGACACTATTACAGTTGTTAATGCTAACGCATCTGGAGTTAAAACTCTTGGAACTATCTCTGCTGCTGGTACTGGATATACTGAAGGAAGTGCTACTGGTGTTTCAACAACAGCAAGTGGATCAGGTACTGGTCTGACGGTAGATATTGTTGTTGATGCATCTGGTAACGTTACTAGTGTTGCAATTAATAATGATGGTTCTGGATACGCAGCATCTGAAGTTATCACAATTGCAGGTGAAGGTGATGGTAATGCTACTATCCCAGTCTCTGCTATTCATGGAAATGGAGGAACATCATCTGTTTCTGCTATTCATGGTAACGGTGCAACGATCCCTGTATCAGCAATACATGGTAATGGTGCATCGATTAATACTTCTACAGTATTCACCAATGCTACATTCGCTCTATCTGACATCACAACGATGGAAGTTGGTGCAACTGTAACAGGTGGAACCTCTGGTACAACTGGTGTTATTACTGCTCTTGGTACTAATGCAATTACAGTTAATACCGTTGACGGATTCTTCAAAGTCGGAGAAACCGTTGGTGCTAATGATGTTACTAACTTGACGATCTCCTCATTCGCTTAAAATAAATGTCCACAACTAGACCCGCAAGTAAAACTGAATTGAAGAACTATGCTCTTCGTAGGTTAGGATATCCTACGATAGACATTAACGTTGCTACTGAACAACTAGATGACCTAGTTGAAGAAGTAATTGATTACTATCAGGAATATCATTATAACGGAAGTTATAAGACGTTCATGAGAGTTGAAGTTACACAGGCAATGTTGACTGCAGGACAAGGGTTTACTCAGCAAGGTTCAACTCCTTGGTATGGTGCGGATAATTATATCGACACACCTCCAGGTATGTTAAACATCAATCATGTTTATACAAACATTGGTTTGTCAAAAATGTCTAGTGGTAATATATTCAATATTAAATATCAACTTTTCTTGAATGATATTCATAATATGACACATGGTCGTATTTTACATTACTATATGACTTCTCAATATCTTGAGACTTTAGATTGGATAACCAACTCTCAAGCAAATCGTAGAGTTAAATGGAATGAAATGCAAGGCAAACTTTATATGGACTTTGATTGGAAAGATATTGCAGTGGGTGATTTTATTATGGTTGATTGTAACATGCGTCAAGACCCAGATACGTACACTGACATGTATAATGATAATTGGTTAAAGGATTATACCGAAGCATTGTTCCAACAACAGTGGGGTAGAAATCTAAGTAAGTATGATGGTATTCAGATGATAGGTGGTGTTACACTTAATGGTAGACAAATACTTGAAGATGGTAGTACTTATAAAACTTCTTTGGAAGAGAAGTTACGTGATACTTATGAACTTCCACCTATGGACTTAGTAGGGTAATTACTAAATGGCATATTCAAATTCACCAGCACAGGATTACGTTCAGTCTGACTATAGTAATTCTTCACGTTTGAACGTTAATGGGTCTGCTCAAGAGCAGAAGTTTATAGAAAATCTAATTGTAGAAACAATTGAAATTTACGGGCAAAATATTTACTACGTGCCGAGAACTATTGTCAACCGTGATAGTGTCTTCGGAGAGGATTCTGATGGCAAATTTGAAAGTGCCAAAGCGATTCGTGCCTATGTCAATAATGTTGAAGGATGGGAAGGACAAGGCGAACTTCTTACGAAGTTTGGGATCCGCATCGAGGATAAGACAACATTTGTATTCTCCCGTGAAAAATTTAAAGAAAAGGTTGATGACAGCACTGTCCTCAATGTCGAAGGAAGACCCAACGAAGGGGATTTAATTTGGTTCCCTATAACTAAACATTTATTTGAAATTAAGTTTGTAGAAGTCGAACGTCCTTTCTATCAGTTAGGTAAGAATTACGTTTGGGAATGTCAGTGCGAACTCTTTGAGTACAGTGATGAGGAGATTGACACTGGTCTTACAGAACTTGATGCTATTGAGACTGCCTTTGCTAATGCAATTACAGTTGGTCTTGCTGCTGGTGGTTCTGGAGACTTCACTGTTGGTGAGACTGTTACTGGAGGTAGTTCTAATGTAACTGCTGAAGTTAAGTCTTGGGATTCTAGTACTAGAACACTTATTGTTATTAACCGTTCTGGTACATTTACTATACCAGAAACATTGACAGGTGGTACATCTAGTGCATCTTGGACTACTGCTACATATAATACAATAGACAATAAAAATACAACGTACGATCAGAACTACGAATTTGAAACTGCTGATAATGATATCATAGACTTCAGTGAAGCAAACCCATTCGGATCAGTTGGATCATCCACTGACTTAACAATCTAATGCTAGGAACCTACAACTATAACCAAATATTTAGAAAGACTATTGTTTCTTTTGGTACTCTTTTCAATAACATTGAAATAAGAAGATCAGATGAGGTAATGAAAGTTCCTCTAGCTTATGGTCCAAAACAAAAATTCTTAGCACGTCTGGATCAAAACCCAGATCCAACCAATAAAAGGGTTCAAATTACATTACCCAGACTTTCGTTTGAAATAAATTCTGTTAGTTATGATTCTACAAGGAAAGTCTCACCCACACAAAAGATCAAATTCAAGAAAGACGTAGATGAAGTTAAGTCAGCTTTCATGCCTGTGCCTTATAATATTGGATTTGAATTGGCAATTATATCGAAAAATCAAGATGACGGATTACAAATCATTGAACAAATTCTTCCGTACTTTCAACCTCATTATAATCTCTCAGTTAAACTCCAAACATCAATAGGGGAAACTAAAGATGTTCCTGTAGTATTACAGAACATAGATTATGAGGATGATTACGAAGGAGATTTTGCAAGTCGTAGAGCAATTATATACACATTACAATTTATTGCTAAGACTTATCTATACGGTCCTGTTACAGAGGCTAAGACAATCAAAAAGGTTATTACCGATTCTTATACCTCTGTCAATACGACTACAGCACCAAGAGAGAAGAGGTATACTGTTACACCTCAAGCATTAACAGATCAGGATGGAGTAGGACTTACTACTCTTACTGCTGCAATGGACATTAACGATGGAATTATATCTGTTGCTAGTGTATCATCTCTTGCACAAGGAGATGACATTCAGATTGGTACTGAGGTTATGCATATTAACAGAGTTGTTGGTAGTACGCTTCATATCAGTCGAGGATGGAACAGCACAACTATTGCAGGACATGCAAATGGATCAGGAATTCTTAAGTTAGATGCTGCAGATGATGCACTATTAACTTCTGAGGATGATTTCGGATTTGGTGAAATATTCTCAGACTTTACTGATCTCAAGAAACGCAACCCAGTTAGCGGTGCTGATGAAACAATCTAATTATGGCTGAAGATTTTACAGGATTAACAAAAGCTTTTGGTGAAGAACCTTCTGAACTGGAACAACATGTTGAGAAAACTAAATCACTGAGAACTGATACTCCTGACGTACAACAGGATTACGAGACTTCTCGTGCTCAACTACATAGCCTAGTAATGAAAGGGCAGGAGGCAGTAGATGGTATACTTGATGTGGCACGAGCAAGTGATCATCCAAGAGCTTATGAAGTTGCTGGTCAACTCATCAAACACGTGGCAGATACGACAGACAAGTTGATAGATCTGCAAACAAAAATGAAAGAATTAGATAAAGAAGATAAGAAAGGTCCGACTAGTGTCACTAATGCTATGTTTGTCGGGAGTACTTCTGATCTTCAGAAGATGTTAAAAAACATAAATAAAGAGGAATCTAACTAACTCGACACGACATGACTGTACTTAATGTATTAAGCACAAATGCAATATCTGGATCTGGAACGGAATATCAAACTATTCAGACTGGATTTTATCGTATAAGTGCTACTGCTGCAACGACTGTTCAATTTGGTGCTGGTCCTGCAATCCAAGTGTTTGCAAATTCACCTGTTCTTTTGAAAGGTGGTAAACCAGGTCAAGCAAGAGTTGTTAAAGCGATTGATGATTCTACTGCAGATTATATCCTTGGGCAACACCTTCAGGATTCATCTAGCAATCATCCTTTCTCGGTTGGTGATTTTATCGCAGTTGTAGATGCTTCTACTGATCCTGCAATTGATAGTAATTTTCTATCTGCTGGAACTGTTGGTAAAAAAATTACCGCAATTGATGGTAATAAAATAAGTACAGATATTGATTCTTCTTCAGCATCTGCTGATTACACATACGCACAGTCTGGTAATCAAGCAATCGTGCAACGTGCCATAAAGATCACAGCTGGCGGTCAGGCAATTACGGTTGAAGAGGTACAAGTGGTCGGAGGTTAAGATGCCTTTGGTTAATCAAGAAGCCGAACGTATAGTTCGTGGAATGAAAAGTAAAAGTGGTCATCGCTTTAGAAAACTCTATGGGAAGCGTGATAAAGAAGTGATGCATGCAACGGCAAATAAATTAGCTCAAAAGGAACAACTGAAAGTTATGTATTATTCAGACTTTATAAAACTTGCAGAAGGTAATCCTACTACCAGAATGCTTACCAAGTCAAAGACAAAAACGACTGGTAATATATCTGCGGATAGAGGATCCGATGAATCTAAGAACCGTGAGAAACGTAAAGGTCTGGAAAAAGATTTTAAAAAGAAAGGTATTGGATATAAAAAGGGTGTAGGTGAATACAAATATAAATCTGATGATGGAAAAGAAGGGACTGGAAGAGAGGTCTCTTACCAAACAAGCAAACCTGATAACATGAGCAAGCGTAGGTTTGGTAAAACAATGAGAAGATTAGGACGTAAGCATGGACAGGAATCCGTCATCACCAAAGATAAGGACAAACCTGCAAGATTACATGATACCCAATCCAAGAAACCAGATAAATCTATTAACTTAGGTAAGTCTGCACCAGGCAAACATCCCAAAGGAGATGGTGAAACATCAGGGACTAAAGTTAGGTCAGGTAAATTATCTAAAACATCAAAGCCAGCGTACCACTACAAATAAGTAAAGGACGCAAAACCATGTCAGAATCTGAACGTAAGTACAGAGAAGAATTAGATCGATATAGACAATTATTAAATAGGCAAAAAGAAGAGGATGAAAAGAAAGGTTTAAAACCCTATAGTCATCCAGATCACTACGATAAACTGTGTTCAAAGGAGAACAAAGGTAGTTAATTATACTTACATGGTATAATAAATACTTATCAGTATGGGATTGAAAAAATCATGCCCCTGACTCATCAGAAGCATTATACCGTAGGTTACCATGACCTACAAAAAAACAAAGGAGAAATTTGCGAGTATGCCGTAGATGCATATTCAGCAATGCAACAAGCAAAAGAGGATGTACCTTTTCTAGAAGGGCATCCTCATTTTATTGATTCGTGTGAAATGAATCCAACTGAGATTGATAACATTACTCGGTTGATGGCATCAGGAATTCCAATGGGACATTAATTATGACTACTATAACAAAAAATAAACATGAGATAATGTGGTGGATGAGTAGACTCACCATCATGGGAACATCTCTAGGTATGGCAACATGGCTTGCAGCACAAGCATGGGTTTAGATTATTCATATGTAGAGGCACAAGTCACTGAGGGTAAAAAGTATTATGATAAAGATGGGTGGGAGATTTCTCCACCCATTTCTGATAGGGAATGTATCTATCGTGCCCTAGAGAACTGTCAAAACCTTGCTGGACTTGATAGAAAACAAGTTCAGAAATTGATGGAAGATTTCAAGACTAAGAAAACTGAATTCGTACGCAACGAAGAGTACCCTGTGCTATAATTACTATATAAATTATGAACTATATTAACAATGATTTTTCTATCAAAACCATCTGTATATAATCTTCCTGGTACATGGGAGAAGCAACCCGATGTTCT